CAGTCGCGTCAACGTCTCCCGCTCGCGCTTGTCGGACAGCTTCTCGACCCGAACCTTCGTCGCTGGATAGGCCGGAAACGCGACGACGCTCACCTCGAAGATCACCATGTCGGTGATCTCACGAAGGATCTTCTCCTCGTCCCGCATGAAGTGCCAGACGTCCTCGATCACCATGAAGCCGAACGACGCCTGCGTGATGTCGCCGCGGCTCACCGTCTCGACGTAATCGGCAGCCCACGACGGCGGCTGGATCCGCGCAAACAGCCCCTGTCGCTGTTTCTCAACGGCCAGCGTATCCGCCGAGCGTCGGCCGATCACGAGTGCCGTATCGTGCGCCCAGAGACTCCTGATGTCGTCATTCTTCAGCGAGCGATCCACGGCTTGCGGCTTGACGACTTCCGTGAATCCGCCGAGGTCCACCGACTCGGAGTCGAAGACGATGAAGGTTCCAGTGATGCCCTGCCCGTTCCGTTCGTCCGCCCGTCGTTCCTTGAACGGCAGCCCGCGCGCCGGCAGCACGATCCCTCGGACGTCCTCGTTCTCGAGGCAGACCGGGCAGAACGCTTGACCGTTGCGGATCGCGCTCGCCTCCCGCCGACACCCGACGCAGCCCTCGGGCTTCTTCGTCCAGGTCCGGATCCGCTTGGCGAGTTCGCGGACTTCGCGCGGCCGGTTGTAGTGGCGCGTCTGACCGCCGCGACCGGCGATCACTTCCTGCAGAATGGCTCGTTCGATGATCACGTTGTCCTCACGTCCACAATCCGCCGGTTGTACACGTGCCAGTCTCCGCAGTCGTCGCACAGATACGGCGTGATGTGGCAGCCCGGATCAACTCGGCCCTTCTCCATCAACAGTTCCGCCCCGTCCAGCGCCGCCGCCTTCGTCGGATACCCGAATTTGCGCGATTCGCATTTGTGCGTCCGCGCTCGTTCCCACGGCACGCGGAGCCGCGTTGCCGTACTCGCCATCAGCCGTTCCGCTCCAGTTCGCGCAGGTGCGCGATCTCTTCCTCGAGCAACGCATCCGCGATCGCGTCCGGCCGATCCTTCTCCCACCGTCGGAGTAGGTGATCGACCGCGACCTGGAAATCGTCGGTCGTCGAGCCGAAGAACGCCGAGAGCTGCCGCTTGGAGTCCTCACAGTACCGCTGCGCCAGAGACGCCGCCATGTCCCGCTGATCCTCGGTGCTGCCCTTCCACGACAGGTGGACGCGAATCGCCGGGAGGATCGCATCCACGAAGGACTCTTCGAACGACCCGTAGAACGTCGCGACCCACGCGCGGAGCTTCTCCGGTGACTGCTGACGGCTCCGCGCCCGATCCGTTTCCCGCTCGACCAGTCGGCGCATGACGTCGACGATCAGCGCGCGGATGGAGGCGATCAGCGCGGTCAGTCGCGCGATCTCGGCTGCTCGCTTGGCCTTCGCCTCGGCCGCGGCAGTCGTTCCGGCTGTTTCGAGTGCCGAGGCTCGCGTCTCCGCGCCGAGCGCGCGATCGGTTGCCGCGGCGAGCGAACGCGCCAGGTCGTCCATCTCTCGACGCCGCGCCTCGTCGGACGCCTGCAACGCCGCCACGACATCGGCCGACGCAACAGCGGCCGCCTTCAGCGCTTCGGCGTACTGGCTGGTTTCGCGCGCCAGCGTGTCGGCGTCGCGCCAGGCCGCCTCGAGGCGCTGCCGTTCCTGTTCGAGCGTCACCGCCTCAGCCTGCGCAGCGTCCGCGTCGGTTCTGGCCTGCGCCGCGGCAGCTTTCAGGGCTTCGCGCTCCGACGTCGCGTCCCGCGCGATCTGTTCTGCCGCCACGGCGAGCGCCGACGCGTCGGCCGCACGCGTGACAGCCTCAGCTTCGGCGGCGCGCGCGGCGCGAAGTTCTGCGTCCAGCTCCTCGAGCCTAGACTGCTGAACGCTGATTGTCTGGCTGGCTCGCGCGAGCGCTTCGCGTGCGACTTCTCCGGACTCGTTCGCGCCGGCGAGTTCGGCCTCGGCTCGCGACAGCGCAGCCTTCAAACGATCGACGTCCGCCGCACGATCGGCCGCGATGACTTCGATCGCCTGCAGCGCGATCCGCGCCTCTGCTTCGCCCGTCATGCGCCGTAGGAGTTCTTCCTTCGTCGTCGACGTCACTGATTCAGCCGCGACCCGGGCATCGTGCTCTGTCTGATACTTCGCGCGCGCCTCCTCGACGAGCGCTTGAGCCGCGTCGAACCGCTCGATCGCCTCACGCACGGCGTTCGAGTCGCCACCGTTCCCGCCTGGTGACGGTGGCGCCGCCGGCGGCTGGTTGTTTTTGTCGATCTGCGACTGGACGAGTTCTTCCGACTTGTTCTTCGGGATGAATCCGCTCTGAATGAAGTACAGGTTTCCCTGCTGCCCCTCTTGCGGGTTCATATCCTCCAGCTCGCGCCACTGGTTCGCGTTGATCACACCCTTGTCGAGCGCGATGCCGAGCGCTTCGTATCGGCTCTTGATGTCCCCGCGAAGAAAGGCGTTGCTGTTGTGGCGGAAATACTGCCGGCTCCACTCCAGCGACGGGATCAGCTTCGCGTCGAGCTCCTGCTCCCAGACCGTCGACCACGTCAGGATCGGTCCCTTGTAGTAATCGAGATCCGCCATTTCGACGGAGGCGTAGCTCACCGCGCCAGGGATCGCGAGCTTTAGTTTGTGGAGCGGCATGTTCAGGAACCGCGCGATCTCCTGCACCTGCTGATCGCGGATCTCCGACATCTGCGCGTCATTCGGCTTCGTCCCGGTCCCTTCGAACTTGAACCCGCCACCGAGGACCAGCAACCGGAACGCGCGATCGGCCTTCGCGTGGATCGCCTCAACGCGCTCACGAATCTCCTTTTCCTGGTCCGCGTCGATCTCCTGCTCGGTCGACAGCACGCCACCGAAGCGCGTGCCGTTCCCGAAGAACGCCGAGGCGAACTGTTGGGACGCCAGCGCCAGGCCGAGCGCCTCACGTGCAATCGAGACGAGGTTGTACCCGACGACGGCATCGTCGCTGAGGCCGTTGATGTGCAGGACATCCATCGGCGAGAGTTCCTTCTCGCCGTCGAGCAAATACCGGAGCCCGCTCTTCTCCTGCTCGTTCGTGTAGAACGGTCTCACCCGCTTCGGATGCAGCAGCCAGAGCGACGTCGGCCGGCCGATCCCGTCCCGCACGATCTCCGCGTAGCCGTTCCCGTACACGAGCGCGTGCGCGGTCATCGTGCGCCGAAGAACGAGCGATCCCGTCTCCGGGTTCGGCCGAAATTTCAGCAGCTTGTACGTTTTTGACTTGATATAGGGCTCGCTTCCGCCACCGTCGAGCCGAATGAGCAGGTTGAGCGGCATCTTCCCGACGTCAGAGGAAATCTGATCGACACCGTTCCAGAACGCCGCGCACATGAACGCGGTGAGTTCGGTGATCAGCGGCCCGGCCTGCGTCCGCGCACCCATCCCGTAGATCTCGTTCAGCGCGGGATCCTTGAAGTTGAACGGCCCGCTCCACGTGCCGCGCTGGTGCACTCCTGCGAGTACGCCCATTACTTCGTCCCTCCGATGAACGGCGGCCTCGGCGGCATGGCGTACCACAGCACGACGACACCCACCGCCACCGACGCAGCAGGCGGCGAGACTAACTGCCAGACGCCAGCGCCGACGAGTGACAACCCGATCAGCACGAGGACGTCGCTCGCATCGACGGCGGCGAGCGCCGCGCGAATGTGCTTAGACAATGAACGCTCCTACGGACCGCTTGCGATCCGGCATCATCATCAGCGCCTTCTGCGCCATGATGCCGCCGACCACGCCGTCGATCCGCTTCGTCGCGCGCTTCGGTTTCACCGGTCGAATCCGTCCGGCGTCGTCTCGCTTCACGGCCACGTTCTCCCAATGGTTCCGCATGACTCGATTCCCGGAGTGTCGAACTCGCTTGGCCTTCAACAGCGCCTCGATCACCTGCGCGGGCTCGTTCATGTGCGAGTAGTTCTGAAGCACCTCGAACACCTTGAGCCCAGCCCGATCGCGGAGGTGTACCGCGATGTCCGTCGCGAATGCAGGGTCGTACCCGATCAGGCCCTGCTTCAGCAACGGGAAGCGCGGCAGGATCTTCGTCGTGATGTCCTGATAGATCCGGTTGTAGTCGATGGTCGCGCCGTCCGTCGCTGTGATCAGCCTGTCCTTTACCCAGAGCGAATACGGCACGCCGTCGTCCTTCTCGTGCTTCCGCATCGTCTCTTCCGGGATCCAGAAGAACGGCACGACGAACGTCTCGTAGTTCAGGGAAATGGTCTTCACGACCGGCGCGAACGTCTGATCGTCGACGTCCGTCACGTCGATCGCCGGCGCCGGGTCGCTCAGCATTCGACGGAATGTGACGACGAACGCCGCGAGGTCCCACTTCTGCGCGAGGTCCAATCCGGCCGCGCACTGCAAGCCCGCGAGATCGGCATCGGTGAACGTCGCCTGGCAGTCGTCCCAACTATCGATCGAGATCCAGGCGGAGGCTTGGTTCACCCACCGATTCAGGTGGAACCGGAGGAAATCGTTGCGCTTCCGCGGCTCGTTCTCTGCTTCCTTCGCGAACGACTCGAACATCGTCTGGTCGATCGTCAGTCCGTACGCCGGATTCACCCGCTTCCAGACGTCTGGCGACAGATAGTCGTCGTCCTTCGCCGCCTCGAAGATCACCGGCAGGTGCTGCTCGTCTTGAATCGTGCCGCTCAGGACGCGCTTGGCATAGTCGTACTCTTCGTAACAGATGGACTCGTCGTCGTCTCCGGCCGTCGTGATGAGCAGGATGAGCGGTTGACGGCGCGCAATCACACCGCGGGTCAGCGTCTCGAAGAGATCCCGATCCGGCTGCGCGTGCAGTTCGTCCATGATCAGGCAGTGGATGTTCGGGCCGTGCTTCGTCGCGGCCTCGGCCGACAACACCTGGAAGAACGCCGTCGGGTCGTCCTTTCGGACGATCTTGTTTCGGTAAATCTGGAGACGCTTGGCAAGCGC